ACCACCTAAAGCACTAGCACCCTGATTTCTAAATACTGGCTGTATTGTGTTTGATCCGACAGTACCGCCACTAATCAAAGCCATATAGTTTCTTAGCTTCTGATCATCTATGTTTTGCTCGTAGTTAAATCTATTGATATTATCCTGCAACTGAGCCATAGCATCGCTCTCTCTTGCTGATCCAACCTGAGCAAGTCTTTGTGCATCTCTGTAATCAAGTTCAGCAAATTGTGGGGATAACTTTGCACCTTCTAGCTGTCTTCTCATTCTTGCAGTATCCATAGCACTTAGTGCAGATCCGCCTGCCAATTGTCTTTGTATGTCAGCCTGAGATAAGTTACCTAAAGCACTCAAAGCACCTGACTGATTGGCAAATTGTTGTTGTGCTAAATTGCCTAACTGCTGTTGTGCATTTAACTGGTTTTGTCTTTCTCGCTGATAGTCGCCATACGCAATATCGGAAGCTATGCCACCTAATGACTTAGCTAAAACATCCTGATTTGCACCCGACCCATATCTGCCTGACATAGCAAATTGTGATTGTATTTTGTCTTTTACTGGATCTATAGCTCTATCGATAGCACCCTGCAAATAAGGATTACTACCTAACATATCGCCTCTTGCGGTGGCTCTTGTGTAGTCTAGAACCTCATCAAAATTAGCACCGCCTAACATATTTCTTGCCATTGGCATTGCTTCGTTTTGGTATCCGCCAGTTGAGGCTCTTTGGAATATGTTTGAACCTAATCCTAAACCGCCACCAGTTTGAGCGATATTACCAATATAATTTTGTGCATTATTAACGAGAGAACTACCCGCTAAGGCTCTGTCTCTTGTCATATTAAGAGCCATTTCACTTTCAGGACTAAATCCTACAGTCGTTGAAAATGGATAATATGAAGGCATTTCAGAAGTGTATCTGTCTTTAGCCTCAGCTAATCCATACTCTAAAAAGGGTTTTGCGTACTCAGGTGGTTCAACTGTTGTATTGACTGTACCTGAAGATCCGCCTCCGCCACCACCTTTTGACATATTAATATTCCTTTACTAAAACGATTGCAGTTGGTTCGTAATCTTTCATCACTTTTTCCCAACCCTTTCTGCCTATAATTTCAACCGCTTCACATCGGTATAATATAGACCATTTTCTTATCTTTGGCTCTACCTCTAACAGTGTTTTAAGGTTACCGCCTGCAAGCCAAAATCGCAGTGTCCTGCGTTGAGGGTAACTGACAATCTCAGTTACAATCGCACTGTCTTTTAATGCCCATAACTGAGCATCACCTCTTTTGACGATATCTATAACTTGTTCGTAAGTATGACTATTGTGAGCATACCTAAGAGCATCAGTAATCCACTTTCTACACCGATTAGCATTAGCCGAAAACGATGTATCCGAAGGATCTAGTGGTCGTAGCACTTGCATGATTTAATGTTGCCTGCCCCTTTTGCCTGCCAGTTACATAAACATTTTCTGTAGAGGCATCGCTTGTTGTTGGCATAAATAGGATGACACTGTCGTCACCTATTCGTGCATCGTATAAAGTTGTTGTGGCTGAACTATTGGTAAGAGTTACATTGCCAGTAGAATTAATCTTCCCATTTAAAATATTGTTAACAACATTCGATATTTCTCGTGGTGTTCCACCATTTACGGGTAAGTTTAAATAACTCATCGTCTGCCTAAAACCTGAACATCTAATTCATAACCTGATATTTTCTCAAATGCTCCATTAAAAGCATTATCTATATCAAATTGGATAGTGTGAAACCTCCCATTAGATCTAGTTGGAATAAATCCTTCATTGTTTAACGATCCTGCTGTTCCATCATTAAATGGACTTTGCAGACTTATTAGACCTTCTGTTCCTGAAATATTTACGTTGTTAGCCATAGTGTTTCTTGTCTTTAATGTGACAGTAATAGTGCCACCATCAAAGTAAGGATAAATACGATTTATGTTAGTGAGCCTGCCAGTTGCAAACTCTTTTTCACCCAACACTAATTGTGCAGGAAGAGATACACCTTCAGTAAAGAAAGCTATTGCATTATCTTTTGCACCACCAAAAACAAATTGACCGCCTCTAAAGGCTCTACTATCTAAAGAAAATGTAAGGTCGTCTATTGATGAATTTACATTATCTAAGGCTTCTAATGTGTATGCAGGAGTTTGAAAACTACCCAACATATCATGTGTTACTTCTGCAAAAGACCATCTTTTAACAGCATAATTGTAAAATAATATTCTATCAGGATTGCCATCACCAGTAGGGTAACCCCACGCAACTATACTTCTTGTTGGGTCTATACTTGCTGTTATTCTATCCGCATTTGATATCTTTAAATCATCGTAGAAAAACTTATTAACCTTCTCAGCACCGATTGGAATACTTTGCTGTCCATTCCAAAAATAAAAGCCATCCTCCGCTAAATAAAATATTTCTGACGGGCTAAGGCTTGCATATGCACCCTCAAAGGCTAACCCTCTCTCAGTTTCTACAGTGTCAAATTGGAATATTAATGGACTACCAACATAAGTCATTCTGACAATCGCATTATCCATAAATATAATACCATATTCACCGCCAACTAAGCCTTTTACATGACCCTGATCAGGTATATCCTGAAAGTCTGACTGACTAGTTCCTGCTGTCCAACTTGTCTCATCATTGATAGCTGACCATGTAACTCTACTTTCACCGCCTGAATAACCAGTAACAACAAAGTCTCGAACAACCGCCACATATCTTGCTTGTGGGGCTGTAGCAGACAAATCAGCAAAAGCAGTACCGCCTGACTCGATAAACTGAAGCCTTTGTGATGTATCTCCTGCAACAATAATTTTATTGCCAAAGACACAAAAGTTCCAATATTGATCAGTGCCTAATGAATAACCACCTGACTTTGATACGTCATCTAACTGACTGTTATTTGCATTAAAGCGATAAAGTTTGCCTGCATCTCCTGCATATAACTCCACTGATCCAGTGCTATCTTTTTTAGAAAACAGCCCTTGAATACGACTATCGCCTGCTAAAGAAAAACTTCCTAAATTTTTAACAGCAGAGTATCCGACAGCAGAAGGAATTACATTCTTTGCCACCTGAAGTGGACTTGCTATAGCCTGCTGATCGGGTAACCATTCACCAAAATCTATCATTGCCTAAACCAAACCTCACTTCCAACATTTTGAGTTGTCCATACTACTGAGCCAATATTCTGTATTGCCCAAGTCTCAGATCCTTCTTCAGCCTCAATCCAGTCCTCACCAATAATTTTTGCGGTAACATCAGAACTTGCCAAAGCAGTGCCAGTAGCTGTTATAGACACCTCAAAATTAGCTGTAGCTAACTCAGTGGCTACTGTTGTCGCACCCGCATCCATATCAGCAATTAAGATAGGTGTTGCTGTCGCTGTGCCACTTACAGACACACTTGCTGTTACTGTTGGCAGTATCCTTAAACAAGAGGCTGATACTGTTGCACTAACACTACCATTAGCAACAACTGTAACTTCATAATTAGCAGTAGCCGATACAGTTCCAACTGAAGCAGAATTTGCTGTAATTAGAATTACTGTATTTGCTGTAGCTGTTACTGTTGAGGCAGTCGATGCACTCGCACTAGCAACTTGTATTCTTATAGCACTTCCACTAACACTAGCTGTCACTGAGGCTGTCGCACTTGCCTCATGTAATGTTAAGTTATCTAGTTGCTCAAGAGTGCCAAAGCTATCAAGAGCATCAATGCTTCCCCAACTATCTAGCTGTTCTAAGGTAGCCATAATAAAACCTTAATCAGCAGAAATTGTTAAAGAACCACTTGCTACTTTTAGTATGTCTCCACTTGCTATTGTTTTTGATGCTGTAAATGCACCATGAAATAATAAATTACCTGAACTACTAGCATCAAATATCCCCCAATTACTCACGTCACCCCATGAGCCAGTTGCAGGGTCAAACTCAACACTTGCATTACTTGCTATTGATCCTGAAGATGCAGAAGCAAAAGTAATAGCTTTTCTTGAGTAGTTATTACCAGTTAATTCTGTTCCTGAATTGTCATCAGCTAAACTTCCAGTAGATAATCCCAAATAAACTGCTGAGGGAGCAGACGTTGATGCTGTTCCAGTAAAGTGATCTAGAAATTTAAGTTCTAGATAATCTGACATTGCTGACATTTATTTCTCCTATGATGCAGACGATGATTGTTTTGCGTAGATTGATGATATGTGCAAAGCACCAGTTCCATAGTGAGATCTTTGTTCGTCTTTTCTGATCTCTTCTATAGATCTTGTGAACTTAGCATCATAAGTTGATGCCCTTTGTTCATCCATTAAGTAGGTATAAGCCTCAACCAATGCCCCTGATAAATAAGCATCAGGGTGACGGGTTAACATCACATTTGTGGCATTACTATCTGACAAAGCACTTAGACTGCCGATATAAATAATTTCGGCTGTATAATTATCGTCAGGTATAGGTCTAATCTTTAACTCACCACCTACAATAGAATATGCTGAAGGTCTGCCACTTCCGCCAGTATAGGCAGTGTCTAAGGCTGTCGGGCTTTTATATTCCAGTACGACATTTGGAGTTGTGTTTAGCTTAATCTCCCTGACCTCTCTCATATCAGTCGGAAGGGCTATAAACTCATCACCGCTTGTCAATGTTGCAGTCGCTCTTTTTTCCTGATCTCTAGTCTCTAACTCTCTAGATAATCTTGCCTCAGCTAACTGGATAAAGTTAGGGATCTGATCAGTTAAATCTGTTCTAGCTAAAAAATTAGCTACAGCAGTTTTTAACTCAGAATATGTTGATATACTCACATTGAGCCTCCGCCAGTTCTAAAAAATCTGTTATCACTATCGTTGAGCCATCTCTTCCACTTCTTTGAGGCTTCAGGGTTATTTGTTGGATCTCCAAACTTTTGCATAAGTTCTAGATATAAATTGTTTGGTATCTCGGCAACGTGTTGCCAGTGTCTTTGCGTGTTACCAATCATTGATCCTTTTTCGTAGTTATTTAATTTTCTTTTATTGGCTTCCAAAACTTCTTTAATATGCTGTTTTGTCTCGATGGTGTAAGTGCCATCGTTATTGTCATGCCAAAAAGTTTCTTTCTGCGAATATGGATTACTTGATAATAGTCTAGACATTGTTTCCCCTATAAATAGAAAGGGCGAAATTAATCGCCCTCTCATCGCTAGTTATTAAGCACCTGATAAACCAATAACTGCACCATGTGCTTTAGGTGCTGTTGGCATCAAGACAAACTCAGTGATGATCTGTTCTTTGATTGCATCACCAGTTCTTGCTAATGTTGTCTTTGTAAAGTTTCTGCCATTGAGTGTACCGATCTTTATGTGATCAGGATCAATAACAAATAACTTGTCATTAGACATAAATCTTGAAGGTGTTAACTCAAGAGTTCCAAAGTCTGTTAAGTAAACAGAAGTTGCACCCACAAATGAGGGGGCTTGACCTTGAGTTGTGTTCACCTGATTTGTTACAAGATTTGTTCCTGCTTGTGATAAGTCAGAAATGTTAGCTTTGTTTGTTGCATCACAAACTAAAACTCTCGGCTTACCGCCATCTTGCCATGCCTGAGTAACGGCTGTGTCAATTTTGGCTAATGTTAAAGCCTCTTCAGTTCCAGTTAAGTCTGCAACATCAGAACCATCACCAGTTCCAAATGAAATGTCAGAAGGAGTAGCATCTCCATTTGTCATCCATGTTACTAATGTAGCTGTCTTACGAGGCTCAGAGCCTGACTTAGCTACGTTAAGATCTCCGACAATCTTCTCGATGTCTCTTCTTAACTCTAGTCCTTTTAAGACTGACTGGTAAGCACTTTCCTTCGCTCTTCCTGCCTTATCAACACTTTCCAATGTTCCTGAGATTGCAAAGTCTTTTCCTGCAATCTGAGTGTAGTTGTTAAGTCTTGTTGTTGCAGTTGGAGTTGCATAAGTTGCGTCTGCCCCCTCCGATAAAGAGTTTTGTGACGCCGATGAAAGTTCTTGGACTTGCCATTCGACTAAAGTTCCATTCACTGTTTCTTTTTTTGCTAGTGAAAAAATTGGTGTTTCATCACTATCGATTTTATAAATACATTGTGTTCGCCTGAGGTCGTTAATCTCAGACCGATCTTTCGATCAGCTTATAGTTTCCTATAAGATCAGACTATATCTTATCCCTATTAGGGTCTATGCACTTCCATCTACTTAGATGTACTTCCTTTCGGAATAGTCGTTGCACCTTCCTGATAAATCAGGCTTGGATCAGGATTGCCCTCGTCTTGACGTTAGGGGTTTCCCTGAGTTCACATAGTTTATTTTGACAGATTACTCTGAAAGGACACTATCTAATTAATGTCCGCAAGTTGTTCTTTCTCACCTACGGCTACCGCAGTCGTCATAGTCGCCATTTAAATTTCTCCTTTAGGCTGATCTGTTTAAAAGTAGTTCAACAGCACCTTCTACTGTGCTGTTATTATTAAAACGTTTCATCATGTCCTGATTACGTTTTGATACAACTTCAGACTTTGTTTTCGGAGATCCTGCTTTAACCATTTTAGGGGCAGTCTTAACCTTCTTTTTGGCTTGAGTTTTGCCACCCATTAACTCATCATACAACATTGCCTTCCTCAAAGTTACAATGGCTCGATGATCACTTGCCTGAGCAATTTCATCATCGGTGTAACCCATGTTGGATTTAGCATATGAGATTACTTTTGATCTCTCAGCTTCTCTGACTTTTTCATCTCTCCATGTAGGTATCTTATCAAGCATCGTATCAAACTCAGTCTTTAGGTGATTTTGATATTGTGCTTGTACTTCCGCCTGCTGTTGAGATCTTATAGCCTGCTGTTGTTGCTGTACTTTAGCTAAATTATTTTGCTGAATTTGGTATTCTGCGTGAATACTTGCAAATTCCTCATTGGTCTTTGTTCTTCGCAGTTCTTCCCAATTTGGCTCAGGCACTCTTAATGCTTGCTCCAATTGCTGAAGTCCTTCCGCATACTGATCTCTCAACTGCTTCGTTTCGGCACTTTCTGCCTCAATCGCTTTGCTCTTTTGGGAGACTTCGTTCATACGTTTATGAAAAGTCCGCTCTCTCTGATAACCACTTAGAGCCTCTTCCAAAGTTACCTCTGCCTCTTCTCCATCAATCTTGACTTTGTAGAGTTGGACTTCTTCTTCGGCTTCTTCGTAATCATCCTCCTGATCGGTTGTATCTTCTACTTCTTCGCCCTCATCGGAGATATCTTCTTCTAAGACTTCCTCTTGCTCTGTTGTTTCTGATACTTGAGCCTCTTCTTCAGGCTCGTTTACTGCCTCTTCTTGAGGGTTAGCTTCTGCTTCCTCCTGAGGTAATAATCTGTCAATTGCTTCGTTTACTGATATAGAACCGCTCTCTTTCGAGTTTACATTTTCCATAGTTGTTTTCCCTTATTTTATTTTGATTTCCCAATTAGTCTGTCTAATTGAGCCTTAGCAATCCTTCCATTAGCACTAACATTTTCTATTCCTGATTTAAGTGCCTGCAAAGACTGGTAAAGATAGTAGATACGTTCTCGCTCTTCATTGTCCTTTAGTGGTGAGTTTTTCCACGCATCTAAAAATTGTTTTTCTAAATTATCGAAGACCTCTATAAAGACTGCGTTCTTGAGTAGAATGTCAGCCTTATTTCCTTTTTCTAGATCTTCTCTTGCACTTCCTTCCTGCATTAAGATCTCCTAAATGGTGTAAATCCACTTAGACCCATTTGGTTTGTGAAGTTTGCGGGGCGATAAGCAAACTGGCTAATAAAGTTCTGATTGGCTTTGTTAAAGTCAAAACCGCTTGGCACATTCATCGGTGCTTGATCTAAACTTGTCGCCCTATAATAAGCATCTCCTGAAGGAAATGGATTAGGGTTGTTCGGCATAGAAGGTCTTGATGTGTCTACCCTGCAAGCCTGCAAATCGTCATCAAACCTATAGCCATCAGGGCATACTGGCTGACCGCTAACTGGATTAGTTGTGGCAGGCTTTATAGTTTCAGTTTCATCACCGCCCATATTGCTTCTATCTTCATTATATGGATTTTGATCTAGTCCAGTATAGGTAGTTACATTTGGCATAAAACCTAAACCAAACATAGGGGCATTATTGAAAGCACCAGTAACATTGCCCATAGCATCTCTAGTTACTTGAGTGTATAAACCCTGCTTATCTCTATCTTTTAATATGTTATTAACTTTATTCTGCATATTAAAAATATCATATGGAACTTGTGGCATAAGCTCTAATTCAGGAACTTGTGTCGGTGAATAAGTTGTTGTTTGACCAGTGCGAGGATCTATTTCCCTTAAACTTCCGCCCAACATATCGCCTGCGGTTGACTGTATGCCTGCGGTTGACTGGTTGGACATACCACCACCTTGACCACCAAAGGCACTTAGACCACCACCACTAGCAACATCATTTATACTTTGACCTGATGCTACGGCATTTCCTATAGCTGTTTGTTGTGCTAAATAGTTATCTACTATTTCAGGACTAACTTGATCGTATCCATAAGTTATATCGTTATTAATATTAGTGTTGTCACCACCAAAGTTGCCAGTATTTTGATCATTGCCCCTCTCAGCAACTTCCATTGCCTCATCACCACCTGAGTTGTCATTATCTGAACTATCAGATCCAAAGCAATACATTGATTGCTCTATTAGATCGGCAGGATCAAATCCCTCAAGTAATTTTTTTATTTGAAAACGCATAGCCATTTTTCCTTTTTGATGGTCTGTACCATTGACCTTTTACATTTGCCCCATAGGTCTTTGTGATAAACTCCCTCATAGAGCGAACCATTTCCCTTGTCCTTCCAAATGGACTAACCCAATCCGCAAACCATAAATTCTTACCTGACTGCCAATCCTTCGGCTGTATCAAATAATTTTCATGTTTTAGTTTGTGAAGTATCTCATCGGATACCCATGCCCATGTACAAGCACCAGTTGGTTTTGAGTCAAAATAGAAAACTCTATATTGCCCATACCTAACTGGCGGGATAAATATTCTTTTTATGGAGTGCATCTTATAGTGATGGTGGGTCATTGAATGTGCCACCAAAAATAAAATGTCTCCTAAAAAATTATGCTCTCGGTAAATTTGTTGAGATTTCTGCATCAGTAACCGCCTTTGCCACCCTTAACTCGGCTTCCATACTTAATTCCTGCCTTCGCATTTCTAATTCTGCCTGCATCTTTTCCCTTGCAAGCTGAATGTCCGCTTGTGCCTTTTCTCTAGCTAGTGCAATGTCTGCCTCTATCTTCATCTTCTTAGCCTCAATCTCAGCCTGAGCCTTTTGCATCTCAGCTTGTGCTACTGGATTTTCTTGTCCTTGCTTTTGCTGTTCTTGCATTTGCATTTGCATCTGCACAGCCTGAGGCGGGTTAAAGAACTGATTAGCATCTTTAAATCCACCAATTTCGGTAATTTGTCGTAAGGTATTAACATATTGAGATAAGTTGCAAATTGGATTGTCTGCTCCCAAAGTTTGCAAAATAGTTTCTTGCTTTTGTGCAATAGCTTGGAGAAAACTGATTTTTTGTTCGTCATCGGCTGTTCCTAACCCTACGTTAACAATTACATCAAAGCCACTGTCACTTTCTCTCGGATCAACGGCTACAAACTCATTCCTTAATCTCGCTATACGAGGCTGTTGCTGATAGGCAGATATCAGGTGCAATATGCCTCTAAATAAATCCTTAACTCCAGTCTCAGCGATTGTTCTTGCGTAACTCTCTAGTTTTTGCTGAGAGCCTCTAACAGTCGCACTTACAGCCGAAGCGGTTGTACTTTGTAAAACAGAAGGATCTAAGCCTTGTGAAGCCTCTGAAATCCCAGTTCTTGAAGTCTTGATTTGGTCTAAATAATTCATCAGTGGTTGGATCTCACCACCAATACCCTGACCAGTTAAAGGCTGAACTGCACCCGCTTGTCTTGTTCTGATAATACCGCCTGCTGTACCATCCAATAAGTCGTCTAGATTAACCTGACCTTCGACAGCTACCATTCTCGGCAATACTGAGTGATATGTGCTGTCAAGATATTGCCTTAACAATGTTGATTTAATTGTCTGCAAGTCTTGTGTTAAATCGAATAAAGATCTTCCCACAAGTCTATGTGGCATAAGTATTGGTGATATAACTGCGAATGGAATGTAATCTACAACTTCGTTTTCTAATATGACATCACCGCCATCACCAATAGACAAAATCCTACGCATCTCAGCAATGCCATCGTCATCATAGTCAACCTTCATTGTGATATCATGTACCACAACCTCATGTTGAGAAGGATCTACTGGATCATTGCCTGACTGACTTTCTAGATCTTCAAAACGTCTTTGTCTTTCTTCGTCAATGTCGCCATCAATCATACCCGCATTATCTTCAATGAGTTTTCTGTCGTAACCCATAGACACTAAATCACTCACAGACATAGTTGTCTTGTGACACATGAAGTAGCAGTCCTCTAAAGACTTAGCCCTGCGGTTAAATAAGAACTCCTCAGGCGGTACATTCTCAATCTTAATCTTGCCTGACTTCTTAGTGATCTTTACCTTTAGATCAAAACTATTTAGAACCTGAACCTCTTCACCCACTTCATTAATAACAGTGGTGTAGTTCTCTTGTCTTTCAACAACTTCAATATCGGGATTAGCCAGTAATAA